GAAAGCTTACGCTTTTGTTTACGAACAGTGTCTTTATCTGCATCATTACCACTATTCCAGAGTTCACGGTTCAGTTCACCCAGAGGGTCTTTTTGTCCGATAGTGGTCAGTGAGTTCTCGATATACCAACCACCAGGACCTTGGAAGGCATGAGAGAAGAGTTTCACCCAAGGAAGATCTTCACCATCAGGTGCAGGGAGGAAACGGATAACAGCATATCCATTACCAGACTTGTCCATTTCTGGTTTCCAGAGACGGTCATCAGCACCACCTCCACCAGTATTGTTTTGTTTCTCAACCTCTCTTACGAGTTTGGCAGTCAGACTACCAAGAGAAGATTGTTTTTTGAGATTTGAAAATGACATTCGTATTTGTTGTGTGTTTGTATTTGGCTTGTGTGACGTGGCTTTAGGGATTGTCTAGCCCATAGATTCAAGACTCTCTGAGAGACTTCTTCATGTTATCAATAATCTGTGTCATGTTCCCAAACACATATGCCAGATCGACATCTGGTGGGAACCCGAGTTGTTTAGCTTGTTCGAGAATCTGTTTCTTCATATCCACTGCAGTAGGATCATCAGACAATGTCATACGAGTATAGAGGACCCTCTGTTTGTTGAGGAGATCTTCTAACATTTCTACATGATCAAGTTTATCTTGACTGTTCATCTGGGGAAACTCCCAGACCTTTGCATAGATTTTCTCCTGAAGGATTGAAATTTCCTTCAGTTCTTGTTGAACAATGTCTGATTTGAAAAAACTCATTCTTCTGCTTCTACTTCTTCTGTGGTTTCTTCTGTAGTTGTTTCTTCTTCTGCTAGAAGTTGTTGTAGAACATCAATAGCACCTGTCAGTTTCAGATACTGAGACCTACCTTGTTCTAGGTTATTCTGAAGATCAGCAATCTTCTGTTGAAGATCATTCCTTTGAGAGATGAGATTCTGAAGGACTTCTCTTTGATCAATCATGACAATACTACCTCTTTTAAAATCTTTTTGTATTTGAATACATCAATATGTAGAAAGGAAGAATACTTCTTCATTCTAGAACTAACAGATGTCCATACTGGATCAGTTAGTTTTTTATCAAAGTTCTTTTGATATCCAAAGACTCTATCATAGATTACCATGGTTTCAAGAGAAATATCTTTGGTAAGATGTTTCTTCAATAGAATCGGATGACCTTTGGAACAATCGAACACATCATCAACTTTGTGTTCATCAAATAATTTTGATGACTCTTCACGGAAAAGATAAGTCAGGGACTGAACTCTCTTCTTCCATTCATTATAAGTTGTTTCTCCATTTCTTACAAGTTCACCAATCCATAATGATCCAGGGTCATCACAGTCAGCGAAGTTAGAAACGAAGAACTCAATTACCTCAGTATCATCCTTCTGACGACTGAGTTTCTCAAAGAAGAAACGATCTTTCCTCTTGTAGAATGACTGAACACTTGCACGACTTTTACCACAATACTTATGCCAATCATAACTGGGTTTAGTAAAGTGGTTCTTGAGACCTAAGTATGACTTATAGCACTCAAATGGATTCACTTTTGGTATCATTAATGTTAATCATAATCAAATTGGTAACTTGGCGTGGGAAGTTCTCTTCAACAGATTCAATTCCATTGCTTCACACTTGAGTTTTTCTTTCAGTGGTTTGGATACCAACTTAGGAACAGACTCAACCTCAACATTATTCTTTTCACAAAAGAAGACAATAGCATCGACATACTTCATGCCTTTGTTTTCAAGGACGATCCTTTCTATCTCTTCAGTGAATGTTCTAGCACAATAAAACTTACTCTTGAAGATTTCGTTGATGCTTTCATCGGTTTTCTTAGGCATATTCCTTAAGTTTGGATTCAGCAAACTCTCCAACGTAATCGTAGAGAAGACTGATGTACTTACGTTTGTCTCTTTCTTCATAGACTTCCACTTCACCGTTTTCACATGTCATAACAATGACGAATTTCTTAACCATTATATCCTTCATCTCATACAACATACAAGCATAAGCTGCACACTGTACAAAATAGTCTTCGATCCACTCCCGAGGTTTTGGTTTAGCTGATGTCTTAAAATCAATGATAGACAACTCACCATCAAACTCTGCGATACAATCAACAGAACCAGCTATACCAATCTCAAAACTCCAGAGTGATTGTTCCTGACATAGAATATTATTGATTCTATTCAGTGTGGGTTTAGCCTGTTTGAATAAAAACTCAGAAAGAGGAAGAACATCAGACATCTCATCAGGTTCTACATTGTTTAGATACTCTTCAATCAATGTGTGAGCATCAGTTCCACGATGTGTAGCCTTACGAGTGATGTTGTTGGCTTCTTTTTCACCAACCTTGGCTCTCCAGGCTTTGAACTTATCTTTGTTTCTGTGACTAATTACAGAGGTAATAGATGGGAGTTTGATAAGTTTATCAGTTCCCATCGCCTTGTAATAACGAACCCCATCAATAGTCTCTCGTTCAATGGGAACGAAAGGTACATCCTCATGTAAAAACATTACAACCCCAATTCAAGTTTAGCTATGATATACTCCTTAACCAATCCACTACGGCAGATGTCCTCAGCCTGGAACTCAATAGTTTCAAAGGATGGCATACTGTTGATAATTCTCATAAAGTCAACAATACCATTCTTCTCTGCTGTTTTTGTCAGGTCAGTTTGAGTGGCATCACCACAGAACATAATCTTAGAACTTTCACCTACACGAGTAATGATACTATCAAGTTCATGGAAGTTCAAGTTCTGAAACTCATCGATGATCAAGATAGAGTTATCGAATGTAGTACCACGGATGAATGATGTACTCCAGAAGGAGATAGTTCCTTGTGCCTTGAGATTGGCATACAACATCTCAAAGGAGTTATCATCAGGCATCTCGAACATGTATTTCACCATGTTCTTATATGGAATCTGATACAGAGAAGACTTATCCTCATGATCACCGGGAAGGAAACCAATCTCTCTAGTAGCCACAAGAGACCTGACGATGTAGATTTTATCGTATGGTGTCTTAGGGTCTAGAACATCCAGAAGAGCGTTGTAGAGGGTGATAAAGGTTTTACCTGTACCAGCCACACCATACGCTACAAGGTTCTGTTCCTTACCATATAAGTTGAAGAATTTCTCTTGATTATCAGTAAGAGGTTCAATCTTCTTGATGTAGTCAAGATTGATTGGTTTCTTCCTCTTCATTACTCGGTTACTAGTTCCAAACGGAACAGGGTTTGTACCAATACCGGACTTACTCTTTCTAGGCATAAACTCAAATAGGTTTTACGTTTGAACCGGGCATCTTAGATGCTCTTGTGAGGACTTCGTTCCATCCTGGCTTAGACTTTACTAGTCTATCATAGATCTCTCCTACTTCACCAACTCCTGGTGCTGTAGTTGGATCTGACCAATCACGAGTCCACTCAGGGTTGTCTTCTTTCCACTGATCCCAATCATGAACAGAACATTCCACTTCTTTCTGTTCACCAGTTTCCTTGTTATATACTGGATACTTAGCCATAATATCTCCTAAGTGTGTATATTTATGTTTCGTTTTAGATCCATTCCATGGCTTCTGAGATAGAGGGGAACTGTTCTACAAAGATCTTCTTACATGAATTTGCAATGTCCATGTGTTCTTTCTGAGTTCCGTGTGCAGATCTCAATTCAATATAATGTAACCAACTGCGAGCTGAGCCGGTCATGTATAATTTTGTTGGTGTTGCCAAAGGCAATACAAAGCGTGCACACTCTTTTGCCACACCAGCATCCAACATTTGTTTGTAGAGGTTACTAGCTGAACTGAACAAAGTAATCATCTGTCTGTTCAATTTCTCTACAATCTCAGGATCTAGATCGTCGATACTATTCTGACGATTCTTATCATCCTGTCGTCTCAGTTCTGGGAGTTCGATATCACCAAGGAATGATGTAGGTGCATACCTCTGTGAAAATTCCTGAAATGTGAACGAACGATGACGCAGGATCTGAGCTGCGATTCCTCTGGTGGTTGTAATTTCTAGAGTCATGAACGCCTGTTCAAAGATACTCCAGTGTTGATGCTTGATGCAATACTTCAACAGACCAGAAAACTTTTCGTTATCCTGGTTGTTTGGATTGCTCACCCTCGCACAATAAGCTATATGTTTTTCAGCATCAGGTGTAACTGATACTAATTTGGCTCCGGGTTTCATTTCTGATACTTCCATGTGGGTTTCTTTCCTCTCGAATCACAGTCGTTACAATAGTATGAATAATTATACTTGAATCCTTTCACGGGTTGAAAGTATTCAGAATTTAATGGATATTCAGAATGACACTTACTACAAGTCCTTGTCGTCGGACTTTCTAATTGCTTTGAGTTTCTTGTACTCAGTTTTAACGCGTTGGTAAGCCTCTTCAGCAGTGAGACTCCCTCCCAGTTCCATTGCACAGATAATCTCCACTTGAATACCGAATGATCGTAAAGCCTTTTCGTAATTATTAAGATTGTACATTAAGCAGAATTTGAAAAATAAGTCTTGAAGTAAGAGTCGATACCATGGTGTATTTTATGTCCCTGACTCACCCAGGTATCGACACATTCGTAAATATCTTTGGTTGAGTAGGAGGCTTCTTCAATCCGTACTCCACCATACTTATTTAGAAGGATGGAGAGACATGTCTGTCTAAGTTTGAGACGGTCGTCATCATATCTCCAGTCTTGATTACTCATCGTCTTCAAATACCTCGTCGTAGTCAGCAAGTGGGGGAAGATACTCTGATTGATTAGTATATGCTTCCACATCAGAGTATACCTCAGATTCCAAAGCATCCACAAGAAGTCTAAGGTTCCTAACAATCAACTTAAGCTTTTCCTTTTCCATAAAAAAAGAGGGGAACTAGTCCCCTCATTATATCACCTGTTTGTATATTAAACAAGTGTATTATGCAAGTACATCACTTACGGTAGGTTTGACCACGATAGCAGAAGGTGCCATGTGCCTCCTTACCTTTCTGGTGTACATTACACTCAACACCACGATAACGAGTGAGAGTGATCTGTGCGTCATGAAGAGCAGATGCTTTGTTGATCTGCTTTCTGATCAGATTAAGTGTGTTCATTTGTTTACTCCTAAAGTAGTTGGATTTTTAGGTCCGTTCCTTTAGTTGGCTTTTGCGTCCCAATAACATTCTGGTGTTGATTCCTTTACGGTCTCAACCAACTCAATAACTACCTCTTGGGGCAAGTTATTTTGTGACCTTATCCTCAACATAATAGCATCGGCATCAGCACACGTTAGTGTTGAATAAACTAGTAGATCTATCATGGGATGAACGCTCCGTTCCGAGTCAACTTACTTGCGTCTAGTTACCTAGATGAACGATAGGTTAATTATAACCTCATATTCTATATATGTCAACCCCCCTTTCAAAGTGTATCAACTGTTACCGGATGATACCGTTTGACTTCAAATACTGGAGAGTTTCTTTCAAAGTTCCTCTGTGTTCGACTCCGATTGATACTTGAGGATACTCTGCCCCATCTCCAAACTCTGCCTGAAATTCGCTCTGAGTAAACTCTTTATCTAAAGTGTATTCGTGAAAATCATTGTAGACACTCTTGAGAAGCATACCTGCTCTCTCACATTCTTGACTACCATTACTATAAATCCATGCCTGCATAATAGTTAATCCCTCTGTCTCCAATCTTCAGGTTTTTCTTGATGAAACCACTGAGCAATTTCATCTGTGTTACTGAACCCCGTTTTATGATTGGATGGGTCGGGGTCACCTAGTCCCATCCTGTTCATAAAATCATCCATAGTTCCTTCTTGGATACCCTGAGATGATTGTCTTCTTGCTTTCTTCAACATCTCATTTGCTGTTGTGTTTGCTTTAGCAAGTTTCTGTGCCCATACCATATCATCGAGTTTTACCTCTACATCATTAGCAATACACTTACAAATGAACTCTAACCGAAGCCTATATTGGGTAGACAACATACTAATATGACCTTTATCTTATTTATTTTT